GTTTTATCCGTGTATGATGCGCTTGTGTTATGTGTCTTATTTGAATAAGACGCAGAAGTATTATTCGTTTTTATACTGTACGACGCGCTAGTATTATAGCTTAAATCTCTAGTATATAAAGGTGAAACTTCACCAACTGATGAAGTTGCTAATTGACCAGTTAATCCAACAATTTGATCTGATGGAGTTATTGAACCTACTGCTGATGTTGAAGAGACTCCAGTTAATCCCATAACTTGATCTGCTGGATCTAATGTTCCAATACCTGAAGACATAGATTGACCTGTTGGAACTATTGTAACATCTCCAACAAAAGTTAAAGAACCTAATCCAGATGTTGCAGCAAGTCCTGTTAAAGAAACATCTTCATTTGGAACAACTACACTACCTAATGTTGATGTTGCAGCAACTCCAGATGGAGTAACAACAACCCCTGACTCAATAACAAACTCTCCTAATGCAGATGTTGCAGAAACTCCTGTTAATGGAATTCCTACGTTTGGTAATAATGGAGTACCTACCGCAGAAGTTGCTTCTAAGCCAGTTAAACCCATTACTTGGTCTGCTGGATCTAGAGTCCCTACGTTTGATGTAGAACCTAAGCCTGTTAAACCCATTACTTGATCTGCTGGATCTAATGCTCCTACTGCTGATGTTGCAGAAACTCCTGTTAAAGTTTGAGATACTGAAATATCAATTGTTAAACTACCTAAAGATGATGTTGCTTCTTGACCTGTTAATTCTGCAACGTTTGAAATAATATTGGTGACAGAACCTACGTTTGTAGTTGCACTAACACCTGTTGGTGTAACAATAACATTAAATGTACCACCCCAAACTTGTGACCCCCATTTATCTCTGCCCCAACCTGTATCGTAATAATCTGCATCACCCCAATCAGCTTGACCCCATGCTGGATGACCCCAACCTTGTAAAATATTTTGATCTAAATCACCACCAACATTCCAAGAACCTGCACCAAAATTTACATTGGATGCGTTCCATGTTGTAGGGTTAACAATGGCTTGTTGACCCGTTACTAATACTGTAACGTCAGCCATGTTTTACTCCTATGCTATTCTGATAATTGCGTCTGATGCGTCAGCTGTTGGAAACTGAATTGTAAAAGTTCCATTAGTTGCAGTTTTATCTCCACCAAATGCGATCGCACAAACTGCTGGATCACCTGATGCTGAATCATTAAAAATTAAACAACCATTAGCTGTAAAAGAAGCTGATGTCCAAGAAATATCTGCGAAGTCACAACACGCAGTATCAGTTGATAATGCAGGTGTTACACTTGTTAATGCTTTTCCTTTTGCAGAATAAGCTGAACCAGATGTGTTAGAAATTTCATTTGATGAACTGTAAGCTGTTGTTGATTTATTTAAAGTAGCACTACTTGTGTATAAAGCTAAGTTAAAAGTATTTCCAGACGATGCTGTAAAATTGTGAACTGCTTTTAAAATTTCAGTTTTAAAACTGTTACAAATTGCTGATGTTATTGCCATAAAAAATCTCCTAATTACTGAGGCGCTGACTCGATTGGTATTCTTAGTGTTCCATCCGTGTAATCGTCTCGTCTTCTTCTTCCAATTTGCATCGCTGCAAACTTTTGTACTTCTTGTTTATACTTTCCGTCGTATAATGTCAACATGTCTGTTGGACCTTTTAAGAAAGTAAATGCCTCTACCAAACATGCATATAAAAGCCCTTGAGGGAAATATTGACTGACATATGTAGTAGTATTACTACCACTTAAAGCTTGTGGTAGTTTGTTATAATGAATTATATATTGATAATTAGCGTCTGGTGTAGGAGCTAAATACATACCCCCTGATGTGCTAGAAGACACTCCTGTAGCACCACCAAACATAGAATAGTATTTAGGGTATCCTGTAACATCTGCTCCTGATGTAGTAGATCCTGTTGGTCCTGTTAAGTTACCAATATACTCTGATATAAAAGTTTGATCACGTCTCTCTAACCACTGACCTTGTTCATTAGTATTTGCAGTAGATGGAAATACTTGTACACCTCTTACAAATAAACATTCAGCTGGTACATTTATACTTTGTGTATCTGTTGCAAATTGTGCTTGTGCTTGTTTTCTGTCAGAATCCATAGGTATATCATATGCAATTCTGTATTCTGAATTCATAATAAATTGATCTACAATAGTAGATGTAAAAACATTGGCGTCTACTTCTGAGTAGTCTCTAATTGCAGTCGTTAATGTTGCGTATGTAAATCCAGCCATAATTAACCTCTATCATTAACGGGTCCAATTGTACACTGAAAACCGCCTCCTGTTTGTGCACTTGTAGCATTAGATACTAAAGGCACTGTTAATGAATTATATATTGTTTTTGTAGCAGGTTGAGCTCCTGTGTTAAAAGTTGTTCCTACAGCTGTTGCTAAATAAGAGCCATAAACTTTTGCACCAGATAAATGAGCTCCAGCCGTTGTGTTAGATAAAGTTCTACCTTTGTATGGAGCAGAAGTTCCACGTGTACATCCTGTTAATGTATTTGTTGTTCTACCTGTATATTGAATAGTTTCATTTATGTATTTTCCAAAAGTTGCACTAGTTGCATCTTGGTCTACTTTTTCTATAACAATATAACCTGCAGTTGGAAATTCAGATCCATCAGTTAAAATAATTGATGTAGCAGAATCACTTATGTTTCCATTAAGTGTTGTAGATAATTCTAAAGTTGTAATTGCAACTCCACCTACTAGTTGTTTAACAGATTGAAATCTTACATATGTTGTTCCTTCATTTAATTTATTATCAGGAAAAGAAACACTTAAAACTTTAGATGCTGCTGTTGTTGTAAATGGATTTTCTGGTAAAATATCTTGTACAGGAAATTCAACTCTTGCAGGTCTTGCATGTAATAATCCTTGTGGATCAGCTCCTACAGGATGTGGTTTTAATTGTGGTTGTTTAGGTTCAAATTCAGATGTGTGCACCCATGCACCTGTCCATTCTTGCACCATTTCTCTGTATGGAAATGCTGCTCCTGATCTATCAGAAATCGCTAATGCTCTACTACCTTTTGCAAATCTAGCCATTATACGTTTGGATAGTATGTCTTCGGAGTAATAAATGTGCTAGCTGCAGAACCATCTTCAGATAATGCTCTAGCTAATTCATCCTCGTACAACAACTTCATCTCCTGTGTTCTTTGTGGTGCAAACTTCATAGATAAATAATACGATAGTCCTGAAACCATACATGGTACAAATCTATAAGGTGCATCACTTGCGTTAGTATATGCTCCTGCATCTTGAATTCTTCTTACATAATAAACACTTAAAAAATTTGATGCAGCAGTTGAGTTAGGTAAAGGATAAATAGTTAATGTAACTTTATCTATAAATCTTTGTACCCAAAATTGAGAAGGGGTTCCATTAGATGCTTTATTTGCTGTTGCAGCATATGCATCTCTTGCAACTTTAGTTAGACCCGTGTCTGACTGAGAAGTTGTATTATAGTTTTGTCTGTAAGAAACATTTAAAATATCTGAAATACCATAAACATTTGCTGTTGGAACAGTTGTTGCTTGTGGTGGTTCACCACCTCCAGGTACGTCTGTAGAGTTTCTATAAAAAGTATAAACACCAGATCCTTCAGCTGTAGCATCAACATTAGTTGTTGAACCTACAACTAAATTAATATTAGTATTTCCTACTTCCCAAAAATGTATTCCTCTATTACCCCATTCTTGAAATAAAATATTTAAAGATCTTCTTGCAGTTTTTATTTGATGTCCTGCAGTACCAACTAAACCGATACGTTCATATGCATCTGCAATGATTTCATCTATTGAGAAATCCTGATCAAATGAATATGATGAGGAAGTAGTATTCGCCATTGGCTAATCCTCTAAAATGTTCCGACTATATAGAAAAAGTCTACGTTAGTTAAATCTGCATATATTCCAGTGTCAGCATAAATACCAGCTCCTGGTAATTTAAACTCATGCACGTGATTAGCGGCTGTACCAAACTTACCATGAAAAATTAACTTAGAAGCAGTAACACCACTTCCTATTTCATTATAAAGTTTAATTTCACCATCAGCTGCACTTGATTGAGCAAACACAGTCATAATATTTGCTTTAGTAATATTGGCTGCTGAACCACCTACTAATGCCTGCACTTGTCCATCTGCTGCTAGAATTACTGATTGTCTAACTTTTGATGTTATTGACATAATTTTATTCTCCTTAAATTTATGTGGGGCCGAAGCCCCACAATAAACTAATTATTAACCTACGTTAGCGTTTTGGATATAACCAACTGTTAACCAACCAACACCTGCTCCGGCGTTACCTGATGTAAGAAGTATTCTTCTATCAGTTGTTCCAATGTCTGCCCACGCATCTACTCTAGCTTTGTTAGCTCCAGCAGTAATTTCGATAATACCTAAAGTACCACCAGCAATTCCGCCAGCTGCTGTAAATGCAGTTGCATCTCCAACATAGCCTAAGCCAGTTGTACTTGCAGCACCATTCCAAATAACACTTACAAATAATTTTGCAAAAACCAATTGGCTGTTTGCAGGAATTATAATGTCTGTTGTCAAAGGAGCAGCTTGAGTTACTGCTTGCGTTTGAGTTACTAACATAGAACCTACGTTAGCCATGTTTGTACCAACTGTAGTTCCTGTTGTATTTGATATCGATCCCGATCTTACCGGTCCCGAAAATGTAGTATTTGCCATAATTTTATCCTCCTAGTTTCCGAACATAGTCTCTAGGCCGTCGACTATACGCGTCTATGTTCTATTTTAATTGTATAGTAAGTTATTTATATATTAGATTTTAGTAGAGTGCAAGAGAGCCCGTAAAGAAAGTGCGATTTCAGCGATGTAGCTTTTGATTAAGTAGCTACAGAAACTTGTGGAGCAGCGCCTTCAACGCTATTCTGTCTGTGAGCAATAGCTGCTTCTTCCAGCTTGATCTCAGTAATGACTTGTTTAACTTTGTCATCAATTCTGACCATTTCAAGAGTATATCTATTATTGTCAATATGCTCCTGTTCCCACTTCAACTCCAAGGACCTTTTTTGTTTGTATAGGTCTTGTATCATCA